TTACTGAACGCGATAACGTCCTGACATGGAAGCCGTGGTATTGGCACGTAAACGGGCAAGGGGATCCTGACGATAAAAGTGGCAAAAGCGTTGCCATAACGATGGGAACCTTGGCGCAAAAAGTTCAGGGGCACTAAAGAAATACTCGGACAGTACAGCAAAACATTCGGCGGGATCGGTCGCCGCATAGGCGTCGATGCTGGCCGTGCTTTCACCCACCAGATCGATTTCGTCCTGAATATTATTCATAGCCGCATGGAGATCGTGTTCCCAGCCGGCAACCTCGCGAAGCGGAATAAAGGGTACGCCGCTGGCGCGGTCGCCGTTGCGGGTATCGAGCTTATGCGCAACTTCATGCACGATCAGGTTGAAGCCGGAAGCGTCAAACGAGTCCTGAATGTCTAACCAGTTGAGAACAATCGGTCCCTGCTGCCAGCTCTGCCCGGACTGCACAACCCGCTGACTGTGCACCAGACCAATGTCATCTTCCCACTCATCATCGACAATAAAGGGAGCCGGATAGATCAGCACCTCATGAAACCCGTCGAGCCACTCCAGCCCCAGTTCAAGCACCGGCAGGCAAAAGAGCAGGGCAATACGGCTGCTCTTGAGCGCATCGAGATCGAAACCCTGTAGCGCCACCAGACGCTTCTGCTGTAAAAAGCGCTCAGCCAGCTGCGCCAGACGATACTGCTCGTCCGGCGTCAGGTTTGCCAATACCGGTATGGCAAGCGCATCTTCCCAAGGGTAGGTTGTCATCCGTGATGCTTCATTTGCTTTCCAGGGCCACTTTATCATCGCTTTGCTCGCAAACTCGTCACTTGAACAAAATTGACTGGATTGGGTCTGTTAAAATGCCAAATATCCTGGCATGATGGCAACCATCAAAACGGAGAGATGCCGGAGCGGCTGAACGGACCGGTCTCGAAAACCGGAGTAGGGGCAACTCTACCGGGGGTTCAAATCCCCCTCTCTCCGCCATTATTCAAGCACTTAACCGCCTCGCTTTCCACGATCCAGATCCCAATGAGAAAATCCTGTAGGTTAATTCCGCCGTCAGGATCAATTTACTTTCAGTCTTACAGCGCAGGTCAAAAACGGCCATGATCCTTTATCTGAATCCCTCGCTTAGAGAGAATGCAAAACGGGTAATATAAAAAAAGCCGCAGCGGGCGGCTTTTTCAGCAGGACTTAGCCATGGCGTTTGAACGCTTGCGACTGGCTAATCATCACTTTGCCAAATATAGTGAAACGGTGCTCATTTTGCTTATCAATGCTCCACTCACGATATCGCGGGTTATCCGAGATGACCAGCAGTCGGTCAGGGATCATCTGTAAGCGTTTAACGTATACTTTCTCATCAAAACCAAACACATAGATCCCATCACCATCGAAGTCGTGAACAGAGATATCCACGAAAATGAGATCCCCAGGTTCAATCGTGTCAGCCATGCTGTCGCCGCGGACGTTAATCACCTTGACCTCATCCGATGGCCGACCCCCGAACAGGGAGAGAGCCTTCTCATGGCTATACTCGATAGCCCGGATAACGTCTATCACGTCACTACCCTGAATAAATCCTGCGCCGGCGCTGGCGGCAACATCAAGCACTTCGACCCTGAACACATCGACACCCTCTACAGATGAAGAGTTATTGTTACTGTTTATATATACAGTAGACTGAATATCTGATGAGGTAAAGAGGTCAACGACGCTAACGCCTAAAGCGTGAGCTAATCGATTAAGTGTTTGTTCTGTAAATTGCTTTTGCTTACCCGTCTCCAGGCGGGAAATATTGGCCGAATCAATCTCTACGGCATCCGCGAGATCCGCAATTTTCATCTTCTTCGCTAAACGAAGCTGTCTTACTCGGGTTCCAATGTTCATAAGCTCATTACATGTAGTTTTTGCGTGTTATGCAAAGCGACTTGCGCAATACTCACGGGTGAAATAATATGCGTAAAGTGCAATAATTGGAAGGGCGCTGCTCATTTTAGATACTGAATTGCGCGTTGCGCATGGTCGTATTGCCTTAACCTGTCTACAAGATCCAGAAGATAAACGGAATTTAAACGTGCGCTGGTGAACGGCGTTACTGAGTGGAGTGAAGACGAAATGAAACTTGAAGCATCATTAAAATACCTTGGCCCACAGGGAATGCGCATCAGCGACAGCGTGGCCAGCACGTCGCCCGATCGGCTCACCGCGACCGATGTCCTGTCGGCGCTTGGCGCTACCCGCCACCGTGCACGATTCGGCCTGGCGATCTTTCTCGGTAAAACGGGGCTAAGTGAAAGGGACAGGCAGCAGGCTATTCAGACCCTGGCGCGTCACGCTATGACCGTTGCACCTAAAAACGTACGTAAAGCGGCAGGGGATGCATTTGGCCGCTGCATGCTGATGTTGGCACAGTTTGCTTTTGCAGAGTACTCCCTCTCAGCGGCGACGACCTGGCCGTGTCCAGAATGTGACGGAAGAGGGGGCTGCACCCACTGCGGAGGCAAAGGGGTAATTTCAGCCAGATGTCGATGCCGGGGAACCGGTCAGACATTAGATCGCCAGGCAACCAAAGAGCAGGGCATACCGGTATTCAAAGCCTGCGAGCGATGTTCAGGCAAAGGTTTTACTACCACACCATCAACAAAGATCTATGCGGCTATCGTAACGTTCGTACCCGAGTTGCATCCCCGCACATGGACCCGTAACTGGAAGCCTTTTTTTGAGACGCTGGTTGATACGTGCAGAGACGAAGAAGATAACGCTGCGCAAATATTTGATGCGTTGACGCGCTAAAAAAAATTGCGCGTTACGCAAAAAAGAGTTGCTTTTGTCCAAAGCTGGCTGTTATGATTCTAATCATGGAATACAACGTCCTGAAAAATTAACCAGAGAAGCCCGCCGTTGAGCGGGCTTTTTTGTGCCTGAAAAACGCTGCTCTGCGTACTTCACCCTATCGCAGCCAGCGCTTAACCCTCTCCTCCTTTTTTCACCCAAACTTATCAATAGTGGAGAACATTCACTATGAGCAAAGTCGCTTCTGGTGCTGCCTATGTTGCATCTGCCGGGACGGTAGCGAATGGCTTACTGACCCAGCTTAGCCCCGACGAGTGGAGTGCTGTTGGCGTGATCGCAGGCATCGTGATCGCGCTGCTGACCTTCATCATTAACTGGTACTACAAACGTAAAACCACGCTGGCGCAGATTCAGGCGCTTCAGCGCTGGCCTACTCATCCCGCCAGGTTTAAGGGGGAGTTATGACGATCTCTTCCACTTTACGTAACAAGCTGACAGGTGCCGCAGGCGCGGGTGCACTGGCTATCGCCACGCTGCTTCTCAGTAATGAAGCGGGGCTGGAAGGGCGTCAGTATCGTCCCTACCCTGACGTGGCTGGGGTATTGACCGTCTGTGATGGACATACGGGCCGGGATATTGTTCCGGGCAAAACCTATACCGACCACGAATGCGATCGGCTCCTGCAGCGGGATCTCCAGTCTGTAAAGCGCCTGGTCGATAGCAGCGTGACCGTGCCGCTGGGGGAGTATCAGCGTGCAGCACTCTACAGTTTTGCTTATAACGTTGGCACCGGCGCATTTTCACACTCAACGCTACTACGCAAACTTAACGCTGGCGATCGTGCCGGTGCCTGCGATGAGATGCGGCGTTGGGTCTACGCCGGTGGCATACGGTGGAAAGGTCTGGAAAATCGTCGCACAACCGAGCGTGCGCTCTGCCTGGCGGAGAGTGAGCATGACCTTTAATAGCAAAGCACTCTTGCTGCTGTCAGCCCTGGCTGCTGCTGCCTACTATCACAGCCAATATGCTGGCGAAAAAGAGCGGGCCGATGCGGCAGTACAGAGCCTGCATATTGCGCATCAGACGATAAACGACATGCAGAAGCGTCTGCGCAGCGTAGCGGCGCTGGACGCAAAATATTCAGGAGAACTGGCGGATGCTCAGGAAAACATTAATCGGCTTGAGCGCGCTGTGGCTGCTGGCCATAAGCGGCTGCGTCTCAACGCAACCTGCGAAGAGGACAGAGCGTCCAGCGCCACCGGCATGGATGATGCTGCCACCCCCCGACTTGCTGACGCCGCTGAACGGGATTATCTCACCCTTCGACGACGAATCGAAACCGTCACCCGACAGCTAATTGGGCTGCAAGCCTACGTTCGCGAGCAGTGCCTTTACTAACCTGCCCCTGGCCTTTACCAGGGGCTTTTTTATTTCTCCCAGCATGACCATGACTATCTGAGGAAAAATTATGCCTAACGAAGCCAGCTCCTATGGCATCACCACTCTGGGGGCAGCGTTATGCTAGCGCCCATTTTTACCGTCTGTGCTGCCAGCCCTGCGGTCAGGGCGCTGCTGGGGCGCGACACGCTGCGTCTCTACCCGTTCGGCCTGCCGGATGATGTGCTCTATCCCTGCGCCGTCTGGCAAACCATCGCTGGCACACCGAAAGCCTATCTTGCACAGCGTCCGGATGCAGATGCTTTCACACTACAGATTGATGCGTGGGCAGATACGGCAGAAGACGCAACCGCCGTATCCGCTGCGCTCCGTGATGCTATTGAACCGCACGCAGCCGTGACCCGCTGGGGCGCTCAGGCAAAGGACTCAACCACAAACCGCTACCGCTACTCGTTTGAAGTGAACTGGGTAGTAAAGCGCTAACCCCCCTTACCGGCCCTGAGCCGGTTTTTTATTGGAGATCGTTTATGTCAATTGTTACTCAAGGTACGCAACTCTATGTTCTGGCCGATGGCGACGTTATTGAAGTTGAGCGTATTACCGCATTTAGCCCTGGCGGCAACCCTGCTGACCAGATTGAAGATACCCCCCTCAGCGAGCGTAGCACCCGCAGCTATAAAAAAGGGCTGCGGACGCCAGCGGCGGCAACGCTGACGCTGAACGCCGATCCGGCAAATACCAGCCATCTGCGGCTCCATCGCCTGGCGGCCTCTGACGATCAGACCGATCTCACCTGGGCGGTAGGCTGGGCGGACGGCGACGCCGTACCGGAAGCCGCCGCCGGGGTGGATCCTGATGCGGTTAGCGGGATGACGCTACCAGAGAGTCGTACCTGGTTTGTCTTTAAGGGAAAGGTAACCGATTTTCCTTTCGATTTCGCTGCTAATACGGTGGTGGCAACGTCAGCAACGATCCAGCGCTCCGGTTCGGCGGTGTGGATCCCTAAAGCACAGCCGACTGGCTAAACAGAGCGGGGTTAACGCCCCGCATAACTTTTCCTGGCAGGATAAACAATATGCATTTAACGCTTAATAATCTGAAAAAAGCCGGTGCTTTTACCGGCCGTCCCGTTGAAAAAGTGATTGTCTGGAAACAGGGTGATGAAGAGCTGAGCGCAACGGTATTCATTCGCCCCGCGGGCTACCATGCCGCAACCCAGGGTATACAGGCCAGCGCGGGTAATATTGACGCTGTCGCGGGTTATATTGCTGCGGCGCTCTGCGACGAGGCCGGAAACCCCATCTTCACCGCCAGGGATATTACCGGCGAGGCGGATCCCGAGCGCGGCGCGCTTGATGGCGCATTAACGGTGGCGTTGCTGGTGGCCATTCATGAGGTTAACGCGCCGGGAAAGTCCAGCTCACCGCCGACGATGAGATCTGGTGCGAACTCGTCCTCAATGGCATCGGCGGTAAAACCATCGCCGAAGCGCAGGAGGCCCTCAGCTTCCGGGAGTTTCAGCTCTGGCTTAGCTACCGCAGCAAATATGGCAACCTGAATCCCATGATGCGCACGGAGTGGGGCGCAGCGCTGATTGCGTCGGTGGTGGCGAATATACACCGGGGCAGAGATACGCCGCCGTTTCGCCTGACCGATTTCGCTCCCCATATTGAGGAGACGCCCGTCATGCTTGAGGACGCCCTGCGGAACTGGGCTTAGCGGACGCAGGGGAGCCACAGGTTGGTTAACGTAAATAAGATCATACCCGCTGCGGCGGGTTTTTTTATGGGGGCGATATGTCCACACAATCTCTCGGAGCATTATCGGTCGATCTCGTCACGCAGGTAAACGCCTTTACCACTGGCATGGGTAAAGTCGAGCGCTCTTTAGAAAGCTGGCGTAAAAAAGTGGAAGAGAGTGCCAAAACCGTTGGCCTGACCATTAAGAGCACGGTCGCCGGAAGCCAAACCGCGCCAGCAAATGATGACCGGAAAAAGCTGGCGGCCTTCGCTGCCGCTTTTGATAGCACAAACCTGCAGGTGAAAAAAGGGCTGGATAAACAGATAGCCTATAGCTGGTTAGGAGACGCTACGCGAAAGCAGGAGCAGACGCGCGATAGCGAACGCCAGAATATTGAGCGTGATTTTGGTACGCAGCAGGGAGAGCTGCAAAAGAAACGGGATGCCGGAGAGATGAGCCAGTCCTTGTTTGACCAGCAAACAGCGGATTTGGATAAGAGCCTGCAAGAGCGTCTGAAGCTACAGGATAATTATTACCAGCAAGAAGATGAGATGCGCAACAACGGTGCGGCAGGCTTCGTCTCTGGTCTGGCGACACAGCTCGAAGCCTCCACGGATCTGTATAGCAGTATGCAGAATATCGGCAAAACGGCTTTTACCAACCTCAGCGAAATGGTTTTTCAGTGGGCCGAAACCGGGAAGATGAACGTTGAGAGTTTCGCCACCACCTTTATCCAATCGATGGGCGCCGCGCTGCTGCAGTACGCAACGGCACAGGTCGCGATGGCGGCTCTGAGTGCCTTTACCAGCATGATCGGCGTTCCTTACGCGGGACCGACATTGGCGAGCGCCGCTGCCATCGCCGCCGCCGCTGGGGCAGGAGCACTGCTGCTTGGCGTTAGCACCGCGCTAAAAGGCCAGGCACATGACGGTATTGATTCCGTACCAGAGACGGGGACCTGGTTGCTACAAAAGGGCGAACGCGTAACGACAGCCAGAACCAGCGCTAAGCTGGACGCCACGCTGGATCGTATTAGCTCGCAGGCTACCGGCGGACAGGCGGCGAATATCACCATCCCGCTGGCGATCCATGGCGATCCCGATCGACGTACGCTGGCCCTAATTGAAAGCGCAGTAATGCGTGGGGCAAGGCTGGGATATCAGATGACAACCAGCGATCTGGCTGGCGGCACGGGCCAGGCATCGAAGGCGCTAAACAGCGGCTGGACAGTAGGGAGGAAAAAAGGCTAATGGCAATCACCACCACTATCAACTATCCACACAACACGTTGCCCGTACCGCTTCAGGAGGGATATGGGCTACGATCGGTAAGCCCTGTCATCAGGAGTGAAATGACCAGCGGCCGGGCCAGGCAGCGCCGCCGCTATCTCTCCACGCCAACCGTTGCCAGCGTCTCCTGGCTGCTGACCGAGCGCCAGGGTCAGGCGTTTGAAGCCTGGTTTCGCGACGCGCTGAGCGACGGTGCGGCATGGTTCAACATGAATTTACGCACCCCTAACGGGGAGGCACCAAAGGTGTGCCGCTTCACCGATATCTATGAAGGTCCAAACCTGGAAGGGGGCAACCTGTGGCGCTACTCCGCAGAGCTTGAGCTGTATCAGCGTCCGCTGCTACCGCCTGGCTGGGGTCTCTTCCCCGATTTCATTCTTGGCTCCGGCACGCTCGACCGCGCCCTGAACAGGGAGTGGCCCACCTTATGACAGTATTAAACCGGCTTTACGCCTCGGGCGGCAGCGAGGTGCTTATCGAGACGCTGCAAATTGCGTTAGGCAGCAATGTCTACGCTCTGACGCGCGGCTGGGATGACATCACCGCCACGACGGAGTCAGGGGAGCAGGTCACCTTTATCGCCTGCGGTATTGATATCGCGCTGCCGGCTCGTAACAGTGATGGCACTCAGGATCTGAAATTCGCTATCAGTAACGTATCTGGCGAGGTATCAGGTGCCATCCGGGCCGCGCTGGATAACCTGCAGAATGCAACTCTGACCTACCGCCTCTATCTCTCCACCAGCCTGAACGCTCCCGCAACCCGACCCTACACGTTGGGGATTAAAACAGGTGTCTGGACAGCGACCGATGTGCAAATCACGGCAGGATACATGAACGTGCTGGATCTGGCCTGGCCTCGCTATCGCTATACCCTGGCAGCGTTTCCGGGTCTTCGCTATCTCTGAGGTGCTCATGCTTAATGTCGATAAATACCGTTCTGTCGTCTGGCAGATGGGCGGCCGCGTCTGGCCGATGCTCGACTGCTATGGGGTGGTGCATGAGGTGCGCCGCGACCTTGGCTTGTCTGAATGGCCAACCTTCGACGGCGTGATTCGTGAAGGTGACATGATGGCGCGGCAGTTCACGGCCTTTGAAGGCAACGTTCGGCGTACGGCCGCGAAAGAGGGGGCAGTGGCAGCGTGCTACTCCGGTGGCGTTGTCGATCACCTTGGGATAGTCATCAGCATAGATGGCGCGCTGCAGGTGTTGGAGGCTAACCCGCGCCGTAACGTAACCATTCTGCCGCTGGCCCGCTTTGAGCGGCTTTATACAACCGTGGAGTACTATGAGTGACCATTCACATTTTTCCCTCCCGTCTGCCCGGTGAGCCGCTGGAGACGCATAAACATGGCGCAATGACGCTACAACAGTGGCTTACAGACAACGTCAGGGGCTATGAAAAAGCCCGTCAGCAGCATCCCATTGCCGTCGAGGTTGACGGCGTACCGATTGCGCCCGATGGGTGGCCGCACTACCTGCTGCATCCTGCCAGCGAGGTTCGAATTTACCCTATCCCGTACGGCCCTGCCGCACCAGCCTGGGCGGTATGGACCGCCGTTGCCGTCTCGGTGGCCTCTGCAGCCTACTCAATCTATATGATGGCAACAATGGATAAAGGGGGGCTGAGCGGCCTGGGTCAGGGGGACAGGATCTCCCTCGACCCGGCCCGGGCCAACGCCGCCCGGCTGGGTGATCCGATCCGCGAGGTGTTTGGCCGCTACCGCGTCTTCCCGGATTACGTTGTTCAGCCCATTAGCCGCTTCAGCCACGAGCGGGACATGATAACCAGCATGTTTCTCTGCGTCGGCGTCGGCAATTTCGACATCAAAAGGGCGGATATTCGTATCGGTGCAACGCCGGTGAGCAGCTTCGGGGATGACGTCAGCTATACAATCTACCCCCCTGGCGCTGATGTCTCTGCCGATCCTCGTGCCGAGAATTGGTACAACTCTACGGAGGTAGGCAATACTTCATCCGGCAGTGCGGGTCTCGATCTGGGAACCAGCGGCCCGGCCGCCGTCAGCGTCAACGCCGACGCAGTCGTGTTAGCGGGTAACACAGTTACGCTGCTGGGTTCTTCCGCCGAAGCGAGCGATACGGAGATCCCCTCTGGCTGGGTTGAGGGGACGCTTATTGATATCGACGCCCCGGATACGTACAGCGTGACGACGGTTGATGGCTATAGCGAGATCGCCGGTTCGGTAGCTGAACTGGTTCCCGCTGTAGGGATGCTGTTAACGCTCAAAATAGAAAACGACTTTTTTAGCCTGGTGATTGCTGACTGGACGCCAGAGGTTGCTGCCGTTCCGGGCGGCGGCGGTGCAAAGCCGGCCTCACTGCGTCTGGCCTATCCTGGAGGGGAAAAATTTGCCGGGCTGCCGGAAGGCAATCAGCGTTTCAGCCTGCTACCTGTTGGCTACCGCTACCAGATAACAGCGATCGATACGCTGACGATGAGCGTGGCGCGGGTAACCGTTTCTCATGACGCCGCTGGTCATCCCGTCACCACACGCGACAGTCGCTGGAGCGGATTTGTCAGCCGCACGCTGCTGGATGCCTCTGTTACCGGCGTTAATGATAGCTACGACTGGGTCGGCCCCTTCCTCTCCTGCCCGGAGGGTGAAACCACAGACAGGCTAGAGGTCAACCTCAACTTCCCAAATGGGCTGGTGCGTTACAACAGTAAAGGCAAGCGACGTTCCGCTGATGCAGGCATTATTCTGCAATATCGCGCTGCCGGGAGCCGGGAGAGCTGGCAAGAGAGGGGGCTTTACTATCAACGCCAGACCGAAGACCAGATTGGCTTTACCGAGGCCGTTGATGTGCCGCGCGGCCAGTATGAAGTGCGGATGCGACGTACGGCGTCGCCGGCGGGGGGATCGACTCGCGACCAGGTTTTCTGGCAGGCGCTGCGCGCCCGGCTGGCCACCCGCCCGGCGCGCTATGACGGTGTGACGACTCTCGCTCTGACTATCCGCACTGGCTCCCGCCTGGCGGCGCAGTCCGATCGCCGCGTCAGCGTGACGGCACCGCGCATCTATGACAACGGTTTTCCGGCCCGCAGCATCAGCGGCGCGCTGTGGCATGTTCTCCATAGTCTTGGTATTGAAACCGATGGCGAGGCTATCGCGGCGCTGGAGGCCGCATGGTGGACACCCCGGGGTGAAACTTTCGATTACGTCGCTAACGACCCGGGGCGATCGGCGCTCGATATTTTGCAGACGATCTGCAACGCCGGGATGAGCTATTTCTTACTTTCTGACGGCCTGGCCAGCGTAGGGAGAGAGGGGATCAAGAGCTGGGCCGGGATCCTCAGCCCTCAGGAGACAACAGATGAGATGCAGACCGCGTTCACTGCGCCAACGGAGGATGATTATGATGCGGTGGACGTGACCTATATTGATGGCCTGACCTGGGCGGAGGAGACCGTCCAGTGCCGGGTGGGCAACGATACGCCGCGTAAAGTAGAGAATTATAAGCTTTACGGGGTAGTTGATACGGAGCGTGCGTGGCGCATCGGGATGCGACGCTTGATGAAGTACCGCTATCAGCGTCTGACGCATGCGATATCAACGGAGCTTGACGCGCTCTGCTACCAGTTTGGCGATCGCCTGGTGCTGGCCGATGATATTCCCGGTAGCGATACCATTAGCTGTTTTGTTACGGATATGCAGCGCGATGGTACAAAGGTGACGTTAAGCGTAAGCGAGCCGCTGGACTGGCACTTTGCTAACCCGCGCTGCGTCATTCGCTTTCAGGATGGCAGCGCATCGGTGCTGCTGACCCCGCAGCGGGTGGATGATTATACCCTGACGCTGCCAGAGACCCGCGAGCTGCGTCTGGATGAATGGACGCTGGACAGCCCGCATATTGAGCCGCCAGGGTTGATATTCTGTTCATCGCAGCGGGTCGGCTACGATGCCATTATCAGCAGCATAGAGCCTTCGGCAGACGGTACGTGTCAGCTCTCCGCCGCACAATACTCACCACTCTTTTATCAGTTTGACGACGCCAGCTACCCTGGCGACGCCGCATAATATTTACGACAACCTCTACCCGCCCCGTGCGGGTTTTTTTATGCCTGGAGAAAATATGACAACCTATAAAACACATAATCCGCTGGGTTCCGCCGATCCGCGCGATCTATTTGATAACGCACAGAATTATGACGCCGCTATTAACAGCACTACTGAGGACAGCTGGCAGGACCGCCTTGGTACTGAGCGCCGCACCTGGCACGGACTGGAGTCGATGGTTGCAGATGCTGCTGCGCAGTTTGGCTTCGTGACGCTGAATGGCGTGACATTCACTACGGGTGCAACGGTAAATCTTAATGAGGTGCTGCTAAACCCAGCGGATAACAGCTATTACCAGTGGACAGGCGCGTTCCCTGTGGGTGGGAAGGTGGTGCCGCCAAACTCTACGCCGCAGTTAACGGGCGGGCAGGGCGCGGGGATGTGGCTGAACGTTGGCGATAGCGCGCTGCGCAGCCAGTTAAACACTAACGGCGGCGCTGCTATGGTCAAGGCTGATGACGGCCGGACTGTTCAACAGTGGCTGGTAGCCGCTGATTCAGCTGAATATAAAGCACGCAACACGGCTGCACTTAGCAGAATAGATTATCTTGTACATTCCCGTGGTTCATTCAACGTGCTTTTCCAGGGTGACTCACTGACAGCAGGTTTTGATCGCTCTTCAACGGACGTTAAACCCGCTGAAAATGGTGACTGGGCGACACACGCTACCACTACATATCCAGAGCGGTTTACTGATTATCTCTCTGAACAGTCCGGCTGCACCATCGGCAGGGTTATTCGCGCTATCTCTGGATATACCGCAGAACAAAGCTTGAACGAGCCTGGCTGGAAGGCCAACCCAAACTGTGACGTTGCCATCCTGATGCTGGGAACTAACGATGCGTCAGGTGATTCCACCCTGGACGTTTACTTAAACAGCATGGAGAAGCTTATTCGCAGATTAATTAAGTGGGGAGCAGCAGTTATTGTTTGCTTGCCGTCCGGTGGTCCCACTCCGGGTGGATTGTGGTTCCAGTGGGCGAGGTATCTACGTAACCTGGCAACGCTCTACGGGTGCATTTTGTTCGACCCACAGGAAAGTCTGTACCACCGTAACCCGGGGGCAATCTCTGCCGATGGGGTCCACTTTAATACTATGGGATATGCCCTGCATGCGCACCAGCTGGCCTCTCTGTTTATGGGGGGAGGGCTTTTAAATTCCTACACGAAGATCGTTAATGAAACTTATATGTACCCTGGCGTTAGCCTGGATAACTATGGTTTCTGTGATGCTACGGGTAATGTTGCTGTCTCCCGAAGCCTGCCTGGCACTTTTACCCGCGCTAAAACCACGGGTGTACTCCCACCGAAGCAGAAGGCCATATGTACCTTCAGCTTTTACCTGGATGCGGCAGCCGCCAACATTACGGGGAAAGTACAGGGTGAGGTTTTCGTGCTGCTCCAGGATACGAACTGGTTTGTGGGTACAGCGAACAAGTCTGAGGTGCCTTACTACAAACAGGCAAACCCACAGGCACCTTTCCACAGCACGCTTATTGAAAACGGTGCTTATGCAGCGCCAGGCCCTATTGGTACCAATGGAGAAGTAAGCGGTGCCACCCAGTTCCTTGGGCGAATCATTGGTCGCGGGTGGCACACTATCACCATCCACAACGATCTGCAGGGCGGTGCTGCCAACGAGTCCTATGTTAATGGCCTGGTGGTAACGCCTGTTCCGGTAGGATTTTCAGCGAACAATCTGTGGAATGAAGACGAACGTAAAATTCGCGTGGTTCATTCCAGGAAATTCCCTAGCCCGTCTGGTGTCTCTGGTGTACCAGCGGCTGTCCCGCTGACCTCGTTTTTCATGCGATGCCCGCAGTCTTTACTGCCTACCGGGCGCGGAAATGTGCAGGGTGATTTCAGCCTGTTCTATAACGGCGGCTTCGCTAAACTCAGGATCGTATCGGCCAATGGAGTGGTTTTCGAAGGTGTTGTCATTCGCGGGTCCACACTCAAATCATTCCGGGTGATCCAAACGTTTAGTACCGCTACGGGGAGTATTCCAACCATTACCGCAAAACTAGCTACTGCTTTAGGGAGGACTACGCTGCCAGGTTCGTTCGGCCCCAACATGCCAAACGAGGCTATTATTGACTATAACGCAGGCGTGGTTGATAGCACCAGCTATCCGGGATTCGTCGGTGGAGTTTATTTACAGTTTAACCTGACATGGACGGATATCCCTCCCAGCGACTACTGGACCGTTGAACTGGACGGGGGGGATTATTTTGGAAATTCTGAAGCAGCATTCGGAACTATTTAATAACGTCCTGGCCCACTTAATCTTTTCGCTTGATAGTTTAAGGTTGGATTCCTCCGCGGTTGATGTTAATGATGCCAACCTGTTAGCTAACACCAATTCGACCGAGCAGACGTTAACGTTCCATGCCCGGTTAACGCACTCGCTTCGCTGCCGGGAGCCTGCTGCGGTCGGGTAATCAGGCTGGCCCGTTAAGTGCAGTTGTAGTATTAAATGTTAATTATCATTACTCTGCCGCACACATCGCCAAGCAGCAATAAACATAGCCAGTTAATATAGCTGGCTACTCTTTTTCCAGGTAACAATACGATGAAACTGGACGCACAGCTGCCGTTTGTGACGGCGCTGCTATTTATTATCTCCATTCTCTTTCCACTTCTTCCAGAGATCCCGTTACCCGTTAGCGAGGGGCGGCTGGTAAGCTGGATTGAGAACGGGCAAGCGCTTTGGCTGTTCTTTGGTGCAGTTTTTACGCTTAGCTGGATCAAGCCCTGGAGGCTGACATCCGGACAAAAAGCCTTCTGGCTCTGGTCCGTTGCCTGGTGGGTGGTACTGTTAGGACGCAGCACAAGCTGGGGCAGAGTCTACTTCCCTGACGAGCCGAGGCTGATATTCCGCGCTATTTCGGTCGTGCTTATCGCAGCGCTTGTGCTGCCGGTGCTCTTGTCTGGCGTGCTGCGTAGAGAGCTGGCCCAGCGCTTCCGCCAGGAAACGTTTCCGCTATGGACCGTTTTGCTGGTGGTGATCACCTTTATGTTCTCCGATGCAGTAGAGCATCATCGGCTCATCGCATCGTTAGTTTTATATGACCCCCGCGATCAGGACCTGCTGGAAGAGCTGTATGAAATTCCCTTTATGCTGGGGCTGTTTATTATCGCCTTCGGTATGATGCAGCGTGACAAGGCGACAGAGATACGTATCACCAAATAA